GGAACCAAGGAAACCACTAAACTTATTGGGTAAAAATGACCCGCTCACTGTTGACGAACTGGTAGTAATGCTATATGACGTAGCATCGCTGATCTGAATCGCTGACCCACTGCTATTGTATTGATACACATATAGCGTAAGAGCTTGTGAACCAGAAATGCCTGAAAATGTAAATGTATACTCAGCCCCTGTATAATAAACATACGTGCCAAGCCATATCGCCATGGCATTGCTTGATGTTCCTGCTGTCAATGTATAAGAACCTGATAGAGTTGATCCTGCGGGAACAGTGGAAGGCAATCCAGTAGTGGTAAAATAAGTTGCCGTCACACCTGAGGTAGGTTGAAACGTTTGAATAATGTTGTTTAGATTGGTAGTGTATCCTACCGCACTAGTGAGGGCGTTAAAATTGTTAGTCCCCGTCCACGTATTGTTTGAAGGGAGCAAACTGGCTGAAACCGCAAATTCGACCAACTGGTTGGAAGAATTTACTCCTAAAGCGTATGTCGCAGAAGTTACACTGAGCCCATTAAACGTAGGAGCAACAGAAAATGTCTGTGCCTGTGTCCATGTGTTTGTCTGCCCAACGCCTCCCGCTTGTGATGTCAGACCCGATATATTGGTAATAGCACTATTCAATGTTGAACGATTAACAAGAGTAGATACATCTGTGGAAAGTGCGTTATATTGTTGAAAAAATCGATTCGGTCCCAGCATAGATACATTAGCACCCGCTGAAATCGAATAGGTGCTGAGTGAAAACGATGTCCATTGAGCATTCCATGATGCAGTTCCTGTGTAGATAACAAAAACGGGAGTATTTGATGTCCCATCATACGTAAATGAGCCTACCACTGTATTAAAACCTGTTGAAAGCGGGTAAAGTGCGGGACTTTTTAATGTTCCATTTTGTTCTACTGAAATGGTAGCCGTCCCAACCGTGCAGTTGATATTGAAATTGAAAACATAAGTTGTTTGAACTGTTGGAGCAAAACCTGAAATCGCCATGACAGAACGACCTGATGCGGTCTGTGCGATTTGATATGTTGATCCGCTGACATTGGTAATCGTTCCAAGAGGTGGGGTATACGTTCCAACGATACCAGATGTGGTAAACGACGCTGAAGTAAATCCCTGGTCGTTGAGATTTGTATTGAATACACTGTTAATACTGGTTGTGTATCCTACACCAGCAGTGAGGGTAGACAAAAAGGTGTTGGTATTCGTCCATTGATTATTGAGAGTAAGGACTCCAGCACCAAGACCAGCAATCGCACTATCAAGAGTAGCACGGTTGATCAGGGTGCTGATATCCGCACTTACTGCATTATAGGGTTGGACGAACCTATTAGAACCCATGGTGGAAACCGTCCCATTAAATTGATTATATGCTCCACTCCACGTATTTGTCTGCCCAACGCCTCCAGCCTGCGAAGTAAGACCCGTGATATAGTTCAATTGTCCAACACTAATTGTCGTGCTCATTACACCATTAGCATCAGTAGCAACTACCTTTCCAGCACTACCGAGCGTTGTAAACTGAAAGGTGGGTGCTCCAAGGACACCACCTGTAAAATACATAGAGCGTCCATTAGTAATATCGGTTGTAATGAGACCACCTATACTGCTCAGGTTTCCATTGGTGCTAATAGAATACATAACAAAGTTTTCCGTCTTCGTATTATCAGCAGGAATAGCAAGATACTGGGCAGAGAGTGTGCCTGTCGTTTGTAGGTCATATCCATTCAGATTGGTGTTTGAAGTATTCCCATTGTATTTTACACAGTTGGCAATATCTGTAGAACTCGCAACAGGACTAATACCGTTTAATGTGTATGGGACAAATGTGAAGGTCGTTCCATCCAACGACATATCTACACTATGTTCTCTTTTTTATTCTCTGCTCTAACACAGAGATGATTCCAAGAGCCAAATATGGCAGGCTACAGCCTATAGAGGCAGCACGTATGAAACTCGGTGGAACAGCAACGCTACAAGAAGAGGCTGATGAGGAGGGTTTTATGAGTAAGGTAACGAACCTATGGAGTGCCCTTACGAGCAATGAGCATCTTCCCAAGAAGTTCCGCCAATTCCTGAAGGCCCACGGTCGTGACAAGATTCAGAGTCTTTCTATGATGCGAGCCCCCGTTGCGAAGCCGGGAGTCATGGCAATGGAACTACTGACTTTTGGGAAGTGGGATGAATTCAAGAAGCGCGCGGGTGTGGATGAAGTCTATCATACAAGCATCATCATAAATGGTAATATCGTGCTGGAGAAACTCGAGAAGTTAGAGGGTCGCGTAGACGCTACATATACAAAGATGCCAGGAGCAGAACTCTATGCTATCCCCATCGAGGCCAATAAATTCACTATTGCTGACTTCTTAGAGAAGGGACGACGAAAGATGGGCGAGAAGTTCTATACTTATAATGCATTTACGAACTCGTGCCAGGACTGGGTTGCGACGATGGTCTCTGCTAATGGACTTCTTACGGCAGAAGGCCACAAATGGATCAAACAAGATGTAGACAAATTAGTGAAAGAACTTCCAGCGCTAACAAAAACAGCCGCCGTTAAGATAACGGACGTCGCGCGCGATGTAGGAAATTTGGCAGAGGAAATCCTCTATAGACGTGGAGGGCAAGTTATGGGCCAACATGTAAAAACACGTGGTCGTGGAAGATTCTGAAAGAAAATCTGGTATCTATATAATACGATGAGCACACCTCTTACGCAAGCACTGGCTCCTTATGATCAGCAGAAAGATATGGGAGGCGGTCCTCTCCCATTAAAGCCTGCTAATATTGGGATTTTTGGGAGAAAAGGCTGTGGGAAAAGCAACCTACTCTGTAATCTCATCATGAAGAAGGCCTCTCCTTATCATAAGCACTTTGACCTCATCTTCCTGATCAGCCCTACGGCAGCCAATGATGACAAGATGAAGCCCCTTATTGAAGATATCGGCGACCAGTATTATGATGAGTTAAGTAATGACGTGCTCATGGATATCATGGCACGCTGTGAAGCGTTTGGAGAACGCCATGAAAAGAAGAAGCGTAAATGGAAGCCGAACTATGTTATCATCTACGACGACTGCATCCACGCTATTAAGTCCAAGAATGCCTCTATGGTAACGAAACTCGCCACTCAGAATCGCCATATGAACATCACGAACATCTATCTCCTCCAGAAATACAATTCCTATATGCCTACGCTGATCCGAAGTAATCTGGACTGTATCGCTATCTTTAGAACAGAGAACCAGGCAGAGTTGGATTCATTCATTAAAGAAATCGGCTCAGATGAGGACAAGTTACGAAGCCTCTATGAGTTCTCTACGGTAGACCCCTATAGTTTCCTCTATATCAATATGTATAGTCAGCCCATGCGATTCTATAAACGTTTTGATCCGATTGAATGGCAAGTGAAAAAATAATATACATAGTAGTAGAATGGCAAAGAAGATGAAGCAGAAGCAGAAGCAGAAGCAGATGCAGGTAGTCAATGTAACCGTGAACGCCGCAGAGAAAAAGCCAGTGCGCCGAGCACCGCGGGCAAAGAAGGCTGTCGCTGGAGACTCTATTCTTCTCCAACGAGGTAATCTTCCAGATTCCTATCCACTTCCTAAGCCTTATCCAGGCTATGCTCCTCATAGTGCTCCTCTCCGTCTTGCTGGTCCAGGACAAAGTTATGCGAACCTTCCTGCTCCACTCCATAGTGCGTCATATATGTCCGCTCCTAATGTGATAAATCCTCAGGCGAGCCCTGCGTTTGTAGCATCTGCGGATATGATGTATGGTCGCAACCGTAACAAGAACGATGATGTTATTCAAATTGTTAATCCAAGTGATATTACACCTATGGCAAAACCAAGCAAGCGGATCAGTGCATCAACACAGACCCTCATGGGGGCTGGATTCATGCCATCGACATCCTTACATGATGAGGACCGCTCTATGGAGCATCCCTCTTTTCAGGGAGAGACTCCTCGTCTAAATGACCCAGACGTATTACCCTCTAAGCGCATGGTGGCATCTGCTCCCAGTGCTGGAGCATTGCTCCAAGGTAAAAATGTGTATCCTGGATTTGTCTTACAGGAAGAATTGGATGAAATGGCGGAAGAAATGGATCAGACAGGACAAGAGTATGCATCGGCAGCAGCGAGTGCCTTCGAACCCACTTCTTCCTTATCCGCGCAACCAGACATCCAAAGAGTAGTGCGTCGTCCAACACTAACAGAGAAGCAACTCATGACCCCCCCTGATCAAGTCGTTGGACCCAACCGTGAAGATATGCTCTTTAGAATGCTTACCGCATTTGGACATAGAAATGCCAGACAAGACCCGCAATTTAAATCCACTCCAGGAAGTGAAACGAAACGTATTGCTGTCATTGAGGATAGAATTAAAGAGGCGCAGGCCATACGTAGAGGCAAACAGCCTGCCATGCGTCGGGGAGGTAGTGTCTTTTAGAACAAAGAGAGCATCACGAACGTAACATACCATCCCAACACAACCGATGCCATCGTGTCCAACAGATCCATACTATTCTATATTGACACGATATAGAATAGAATGAACGACCAACCGCATACATCTCCTCCACCTCCTCCACCTCCTCCGCGAAAGACCAAAAAGACAAGGGCTACGGAAGCGCCGCGACAACTCGTGATAGAGATGGGAACCTTCGTGCTCTGCTTTAATTAGATGAATAGAATTGCGGATATTACCAGTGGTGGTAATGTAATTTTCAATGCCACAAGGCATTCAGCAAGCAATAAACTCTTTACATAGTCCCATATCGTATTCCCTATCCATTTTACTATGCTGACAAACATGGAAGGAACATAGACAAAAAACTCCGAGCAATGGACGGGGCCTGGAGTTTATCGGCAGAGAGCAGTTGGCGTTCGAAGTCTTCTTTAGAAATCGCCCGTAAAGGAAAAGATGTGAGCGCAATCGCCTCCAACTGATCCACGAAACTCTCTGACTTATGATACCATGGAACATAGCATACGGTGCGATAAGATGAGAGGTCCATAGCACCTATCGCATTGCGCGCCTCTTTCACTCGGACATCTACAAATAGATAATCGAACGCTGGAAGTTTATCTATCGGAATGTTCACATAGCGTGTATCCCATACAACGACACGTCCCCAGAACTCAAAGACTTTTCTCTCCTCGGAAGGAACATCTTTGGAATGGACGATGATGATACCTTTGCTCTCTTCTTGCGCAGGGACTGGTTCGGGAGCCTGCGCAGGGAGTTCCTGGAACGGAGCGGGCTGAATCACAGGCGGTAGATTCGCTAATAGACTCATGGTTATGCTATAGAAGGAGAAATAAAATCAGGTGAATGATAGAACGAAATGGCCTCGTTGGATCAGAGAGACTCCGACTGGCTCTTGCCATGTAATAGCGAGTATCTTATGCGTTGGTGCTGGGACTGCCTCGCAGGTCTGTTTCACTTTTTCTCGTGGTGGTGTGGGTTTCCGTGGAGAAGCCTGTTTCTTGGGTGTGGGCTCCTTTGGCTCCTTCTTTGGAGTGGGTTCTCTCTTTGGAGGTGGTTGCTTTGGAGTGCGCTCCTTCTTGGGCTTCGGTATGTAATGAGCAAGATGGTATGCTTTGTTATACCGAGAGAAATTCGTTAGATACTTCTCCCTATTCTCTCGATAGTATTCTAACTGACGAGTAATGAGTTTCTCCTTGTTTGCTTGATAGTATCTCTTTGCGTAGGACTCCATTGTATATCTTAGAGATAGTAGTCTTTATGATATGCTATTTTCTATTCTTTTGGGGGAGGGGCGAGGGAATGAAAATGGAGGAGGGTGGTAGAGGGTGGTAGAGGGTGGTAGAGGGTGGTAGAGGCGGTAGAGGCAAAAAACCAAAAGTCCACGTGAGGGAGGGGGGTCAAGGAGACTTTTGGTTTTTTGCCTCTACCGCCTCTACCACCCTCTACCACCCTCTACCACCCTCTACCATAAAAATTGAAATAATGATCCGAGATGTGAAAGAGAATATATTCTCTCTCTTCTATAACTATGTTTCATCGTGGAGATGCCATTACTATCATGAAACAGATGGAAGAGAATACGGTTGATCTACTATATACAAATCCTCCGTTTGATGGGGCGACTCGTAATGCATGGGATACCGTCATTGACTGGCCCGTATTTTTTCAAGAGGCATTCCGAGTATTAAAGCCAGATGGGACTCTAATACTCCATGCATCCATTCCATTCAACTATACTTTGATCCGTAGTGCTCCACGACCACCCAATTACTCTTGGTATTGGAAAAAGGAAGGTGTAACGCTTCCATTTGTAGCAAAATATCAGCCCATGCGCTGCGTAGAAGAGATATTGGTATGGAAGGGTGCGCGCGCTCATTACTATCCACAACGTGTAGGGGAGGAGATAAGAACCTTTACAGGTGGCAATGGTGTTAGTTCATACTATGGAAATACAGTAGCAGGCACGCCTCAGACGGTAAAGGGGAAACTACAGACGCACTTTATAGAGATGGCGCGGAAGATAGATGGCTTTTCTACTCGGCACCCTGATCTGATTAGGCTCTTTTATGATTCTTATAGTAAGGAAGGAGATACTGTATTGGACCCTTTCTGCAATAATGCACTGAGTAGCACGTGCTGTCCTGGTCGCCACTGGATAGGCATAGATCTATTCCACGAGCCGACTTACCTTACATAAAAAAGAC